AAATCTTACTTTGGTGGTGATGTTGGTATTGGAACTACTGCACCTACTGCTAAATTAGATGTATCCGGTGGTGTACGAATCAGTGGCGTTACCACAGTTACTAACACTACAACTGCAACATCAACAACTACGGGTGCATTACAAGTCAGTGGCGGAGTTGGTGTAGGCGGACTTCTTTGGCTTGGTCAAAACACTACTAGTGGTATCAGAACTACTAATGGATTTATATATGATGACGGTAACTTACACATACACGGATTAACTGGTGCTCTATGGTTAAATTCTACAGCAGTTGGCGGTGACATACGATTAAACAACCAATACAACGGTAATGTAATACTAACCAACGGTGTTGGCAACGTACAAATTGTTTCTACCCAGTCAGCAACTTCAACTACTACAGGTGCGTTACAAGTTGTGGGCGGTGTTGGTATTGGTGGTAACTTGTATGTTGGCAATATAATCACTGCTAACAATGGTATAATTCGACCCAACGAAAGATCCATGTTTAACAGAATGGCCAACGGTCTGGTATGGAGAAGATACAGCCATGCAATTCCTGCATATCCTGCTGCACCTGATGATTTTACAACGTTCATAAAAAATTCAAGTACGTTTGTTTCTCAAGGTATAACTGCCAACATCAATAACTTTACGTTCTCAGCAGACAACTACATTACTGAGTTTGCGGGTTACATTTATGCTGCTACTACTGGAACTTATGCCTTTGGGGTCAACAGCGATGATGCATCTGACTTGTTCATTGATGACACGTTGGTTGCTCATTGGTACGGTATTCATGGCGCCGGAGGTGGCAGCTTACCCGGAGGAACAACAAGCACAGTAGTTCTACAAAAAGGCTATCATAGACTATACACTAGATTCTTCGAAGTAACTGGTGGTGATTCACATCAAATTCTGTACATACCTCCAACTACCACAACTTGGACTGTAATTGAATCTGCTAATTTGTATATTAACCCCAGTGACTTCCTAAGATCAAATGGTACAACACTGGATATTAACAGCACGGCAACAATATCAAATACCACTGTGGCTTCATCAACTGCCACAGGTGCCCTAGTTGTCACAGGTGGTGTAGGTATAGGTGGCGACTTAAGAGTTGGTGGAACAATATTTGGAGCATTTGCAGGTACTGTATCCGGTACATCTACCAATGCCAGCAATATTGCTACCATAGCAGTTAATACTAATTCGTCATACTTCCCAACATTCGTTGACAGTAATAATGCCAGCACAGGTTTCGAAGCACTATACACAACCAGCAGTTTCTCTATAAACCCAACGACTGGGGCAGTAACTATTGGCGGTGGATTCGGTGCTGCCAGATTATCATTAGGTGCGCTAGTCAGTAACCGTGTATTGTCTATATACGATGACAACACAAATTGGTATGGTCTAGGCATTGCCGGATCAGAGTTCCGAAATTTAGCCCCACAAAACTGGACCGTAGGTACATACACACGCAGTAGCGATACGTACACCGAACGTATGCGTGTCGATAGCAACGGTAATGTTGGTATTGGTATAGCCTCTGCATCAAGTTTATTACACGTAGCAGGTACTGCTAGAATTACTGGTGTTACAACTGTAACCAATGTAACTAACGCATCATCGACTATCACAGGTGCACTACAAGTATTAGGCGGTGTGGGCATAGGTGGTAACATTTATGTAGGTGGTAGCATCTATGAATTGACTTCGGGTACAGCATATCAAGTTGTGTCACAGGCAGACATTGGTTCTGCACCTAATCAGATTCCGTTGAATCAATATCTAGGTAAATTGGCATTCCAAGATTATATTTCCGGCGGCACATTCTAAGATTGTTATGAGCATCAAAGCAAACTTTCCCATTACTCGAGCAAATTTAATTCTTGACTTTGCCAAGACTAAAACTTTGGATCCGCAGATTACATTTGTACGAGGTTCTACGGGTTATTATTATGATGGTGTAACCACTACCAGGGCTGAAGAGAATTTATTAACCTACAGTCAACATTTAGGTAGCAGTTGGAGTGCTGTTAGATTAACGGTTACCACAAGTACTGTTGCCGCTCCCAATGGTTCAGTGACTGGTAATACTATTACAGAAGACACTTCTACCGGACATCATTATCTACAACAGCAACCAACATTGCTGACTGCAACACCCTATGTGTATAGTACGTATGCCAAAGCAGGCACGCGATCTGTTGTTCAATTGTCTATTGCAAATACAGCATTAGGCGCAGGTGCTTTTGGTAATTTTGATCTAGCGGCAGGCACCACAGGTACTAGTTCAAATGCCACTGTGGCCATGACCACTGCCAGCAATGGCTGGTGGCGCTGTTCAATTAGATTTAATACCACTGGTGCCGGCATAGGTGATATGAAAATTGGAGTAGTAACAACTTCTACTGCTGTGCTATTTGAATCTTATACAGGTGTTGCAACAAATAATTTATATGCATGGGGCTCACAATTAGAACAACGCACCACTGCCACATTTTATTCTGTGACCACTGCATCTCAAATTAGAAACTTTGTTCCCACACTTCAACTGGCCAATAATAATATACCAAGATTTGATCATAATCCCGTAACCGGAGAAAGTATAGGCCTGAGAATTGAAGAAAGTCGAACAAATATATTGAGATACTCTTCAGATTTCACTGATGCAAATTGGGAAGTAGTACTTGGATCAGTGCAGAGTAATGTTGCCATTGCACCAGACGGTACACAGACTGCTGATAAGTTTGTAGAAGATACCACACCCACAGCCATTCATAGAGTAACACAACAATTTGGAAACTACAGTACATCGACTTATACATTTTCTGCTTTTGTTAAAAGTTCAGAACGGGCAGTGAGTTTATGGTTTAGAAATGCAGATAATAGTGGAAATTATTCAACTGTAGTATACAGTATCTCTAGCGGCACTGCTGTGGTAGCAGCCGCAGTCGCTGTTGGTGTGGGATATTCTAATGCATCCAGTACAATATCAGATGCAGGCAATGGCTGGTACAGGATCTCACTGACCACAACAATTGATGCCAGTGTCACTGCAATAAAAGTTTGGCTCCGTCCATATCTAGGTTCATCGGCTACCTATACAGGAGACAGTTTTTCTGGCTTTCTCATGTGGGGCTCACAATTAGAATATGGGGCTTTTAGTTCAGGATATATTCCCACAGTGACAACTGCCACTATTAGACAGGCCGACTTTGCCGCAATACAAGGCACAGCATTTAATAATTTCTATGACATTGATTCGGGAACTTTTGTGACAAAATTTAGTATACTGGGCAACGGCTCAGGAAATTACCCTGGAATATTTTATGTCGATGATGGTACTACCGCAAACACATTTGGTGCATACTTTAATGATGCTGGGGATGACTATATAAAATTTGAATCATATGTAAACGCAGTGGCTCAACATGGTGCTGATTTAATTGCTTCAGCGGCAGTGTTAAATACAGCGTACACCGTGGCCGCTGCCTATGCAACTAATGATATTGCTGGCGCAGGCAATGGTGGAACAGTGGCCACTGACACAATCAACACAAGACCTGTGGTCAATAGATTAATCATAGGACAACTACGCGGTAGTGTATACTATCTAAATGGGCATATTAGACGACTTGTCTATTACCCAGATCGATTAACTAATGCACAACTACAAGCACTAACACGGAGTTAAGGAAAATACTGTGAGCATTATAAACAATTTCCCCACAACTCAACCTACGCTATTTTTTGATTTTGCAGGTTCGGAAAATTTAGATTCACGAATTACATTTGGTCGCAACTCTGTGGCCAGATACTATGATGGTATAACCACTGCCAAGGCTGAGGAAAATCTAGTTACTAACAGTACCACTGTTACTAGTTATTTTACACCTATAAATGCCGCAGTGGTACCAAATGCTACCACTGCTACCAATGGTACTGTCACAGCATTTAGACTAACTGAAAATAGTGCTGTTAACCTAGGACATTACTTAGGCAGAGATAATCTATCATTTCCTAATAATACAACTTATACACTTTCCGTATTTGCCAAAGCAGATACCCGTAGTTGGGTATGGTTGGGATCCTATGATCAGGGAGGAAACAAGATAGCATATTTTAATCTTGCCACAGGAACTACCGGAACTGTTGAAGCAGGAGTAACTGCTTCTATAGTAAATTATGGTAATGGATGGTATAGATGTATTACTACTAGAACAACGGGTGCAAGCCTGGGATTAATATTTCCTAGATTTGGTATAACCACAGGTGACAATGTGCCTACCTATACAGGTGACGGAACATCTGGTGCATTTTTCTGGGCACCGCAGATAGAAAAACGATCTCAGGTCACTGCGTACACTGCAACCACAGGTTCTGCAGTCACTAATTACATACCTGCTCTGCAAATAGTGGCAGCAAATCGTCCTAGATTTACACATGACCCTATTACCAAAATCAGCAGTGGTCTATTATTAGAAGCAGCCAGCACTAACTTGTTCACCTACTCTGAAACATTCAGTGATGCATCTTGGATTAAGGCAAGTGTTAACCTAGCATCTAATAGTGTAGTAGCACCGGACGGGACACTAACTGGCACAGTGCTCTACGATAATACCACAACGGCTCAGCGTTATATTTTTCAACCAGTGACAGTATCTACCAGCACACCTTATGTATTCTCTTGCTATTTTAAACAACAAACATCTATTAGAAATGCAGCATTACAACTAACAGATGCGCCAGCCGGTGGAGTTAGTTATGCAGGCAATGACGTAAACTTAGCCACAGGTGTTGGTACAATTAGTACATCCGGAACATTTTCTTCTGTTTCGGGCGGAGTTCAAGCAGTGGGCAATGGATGGTATCGTGCTTGGTTATCTATACTTAATAACAATACCAGCACATCGCTGACTGCAAGAATTTTCATAGTGCAAACTCCTTTTAATCAAAATTATCTAGGTGATGGATATGCAGGTGCGGCCATATGGGGAGCACAATTTGAACAAAGTGGTAGTTCTGGAGCAATGGATCTAACACTGGTATCGAGTTATATAAAAACCACAGGTGCTATAGCCACAAGGCAAGCAGATTCTGCCACTGTGATCAGCAATGATTTTAACAGATCAACCAATCAAAATGAGGGCACTCTATTTGCAGAATATGTCACACAAACAAATTCAAACTTTGCCGCAGCATTTTCTATAAATTCAGATGCCAGCAACTCATTTGATCGCCGTACTTTCGGTTATGCCAAACACGCAGTTAATGGTGTAGCCCAATCAGATCTAACAGTGTCACCTCCTGGTGCAGGCAATCTCTGTAAACTGGCCCTGGCCTATAAGGTCAATGATTTTGCGGCGTGTGTAAACGGAGCCGCACCTGTGACAGATACTTTTGGTACAGTACCTCTGATGACTAGAATCTTTATTGGAGAAATGGACAACGGTGGATTTAACCTAAGAGGCACAGTTCGCAAGTTTGCCTATTATCCCATTAGACTAAGTAATGTACAAATACAGAATTTGACCAGTTAAATCATGAGCATTAAAAATAACTTTCCAGACAGCCGCCCTAGTCTAGTAATTGATTTTGCTGAATCAAAAAATTTAGATTCACGAATTACATTTACTCGTAGTGGTACAGCAAGTTACTATGATGGTAAGACCACTGCCAAGGCTGAAGAAAATTTGCTGGGTTACAGTCAGATTATTTCTGTTTGGGCAAAATCAAACTCGGGTACTGGATCAGTACCTGTAGTAACTGACAACTACGCCGCAGCACCAGACGGCACTACAACTGCATCACGAGTGCAACTTGCGTTAAATGGCGGAACAACCGGATCGGACGTTAGTAGAATAAGTAATTTTGTTACTTACACTGGTGCATGTACATTGACTGTTTATCTTAAAACTGCCGATGCTTCGACAAAATTAGTTACAATAGATAACGGGTCTGGTACAAATAACAGGGTAACTGTTACTGGAGCATGGCAGAGATTTTCATTTGTTGGCACGGGCGGCAGCGGGTTTGCTATTAGATTACGGGGAGATTGGGCTACCAGTGATTCTGCAGATTTGTTAGTATGGGGCGCACAACTTGAACTTCGGTCAACATCTACTGCATACGTAGCAACTGTTGATGCACCAATTACCAACTACCTGCCTGTTCTACAAACTGCTGCCACAAACGTTGCAAGATTCGATCACGATCCCATAACAGGTGAAAGTCTGGGTCTAATGATAGAAGGTACTAGAACTAATCTCTTTACCAACAGCAATAATTTCTCTTCATCAACTTGGGTATATCAAACTAACACTAGTACTTCTGCGCCTATCGGTACCGCAAGTGCCACAGTATCTCCAGATGGCGGAAACAATGCTTGGAAAATTTCCATAGATGCAGGTGCAGGTACATTTTACAGTGTGTTTAGAGGTGTAGGAACAATATCAACTACATCATTTTATACCTATTCCATGTATATGAAAGCCGCAGAAACAACAGTGTCAGGTTTTACCATTTTTGGCAACGGATATAATAACTCTGTGAATTTTAATCTCAGCAATGGAACTGTTACCAGTGTAAGTTTTCCTGATCCTAATTTCACTGCCACTAATTATTCCATGGTTGCAGTAGGAGGTGGTTGGTATAGAGGCAGTATAACATGGGCGCACACCACGGCCACTACGGGATTCCAAGCAAAATTTGGATGGGGTTCTGGTGTTGTGCCTTATCAGGGAATATATGTATGGGGCGCACAGTTAGAAGTGGGTGCAAATTTAACCAGTTATATTCCCACAACTGCGGCCACTGTGACTAGATCTGCAGATATTGCTGTAATGACTGGTACTAGTTTCTCAAGTTGGTACAATGCAGAAGAAGGCACAATATATGGCATGGCAAAATCTTCAAATCTTGGAGCAAATCTCTACCCCACCATAGCCATTATAGACGACGGAACTAACCAAAATGCTAATATACTAGGTTACCTGGTCAATAGTTTAGGCGGTGCTATTACCGTAGTAGATGGTGTTAGACAACACGAGATGTATCCATCTGTGTCCACTCACCCTAGAAAAGGTGTACTGGCTTACAAGGCCAATGATTTTGCCACAAGTTATAATGGCGGCTCAGTGGCCACCGACACATCAGGTAGTGTGCCCACAAACGTGGATAGGATGAGACTAGGTCACGATTATCTTGCGGCGACTACAGGCGAACTAGATGGTACAATATCAAAAATTATCTACTATCCCAAGCGTTTAACCAACGCACAACTACAGGCTCTAACTGGAATATAACAGTATTTTATAACATGGTTAAATACAGTATAACTTTGGAAATAAGTAAGGAATAAACATGGCGGCAACAGGATATACTCCGATTCAACTGTATTATAGTACTTCAACAGGGATAGTCCCAACTTCAAGTAATCTTATTCCAGGTGAATTAGCAATTAACGTTGCAGATGGTAAACTATTTTACAAAGATAATGCAGGCAGCGTTCAAACTCTGGTAAATGCTGGCGGGGCTGCCACCGGTAATATCACCACTGTAGGTGTCAATACCAATACTTCTTATTTCCTAACCTTTGTTGACAGCAACAACGCCAGTCCTCTCTACGAATCAGTATATACTACTTCTAGTTTTACCATCAATCCTACCACGGGCAATATTGGTATCAGCACTGGCTCTGCGCTGACAAAGTTACACGTTTTTAGTTCTACGCCTGTTGGCTCAACTTCTATTCCTGCTGGCACAGATCTATTAATTGATTCTGGAGCCAGCAGTTATATTACATTTAGACAAACCAGTGACGCAGGATTATATGCAGGTCTTCAGTTTACAGATAATAATGCTGGCGGTTACATTGTCTTTAGAAACTACAATGGTACAACGAATTCTGATTCGCTGTTCTATGGTACATATCAAGACCACGTTTTCCAAAATCAGGCTGGTGGATCAGTTGGTACAAAAACTGAAACTGTACGTATTACACAGGCAGGTAATGTTGGTATCAACAACTCAGCACCTAACAGTTCTGGAAGATTAGTAGTTGGTAATACTGCTGTTACTTCTGCAACATCAGAATCTATTGTATTAGTAACCAGCAAGGCCTTCTTCTCAGTGACCGCAGATGGTGCAACCAATGCTGCCGGCACTAATATATTATATTCATTTGCTTCGGGCGGCAATGGTCCACTGAAATTTAGTAATTCGTCAGGCGAGGTCATGCGCCTCGATGCCACAGGTAATGTTGCTATCAACAGCGGCACTACCAATGCTAGATTGTTGGTCTTTGCACCTAATACAACCGCACCGTCATTGACTTTTGGTGCAGCCGCTGGTCAGATATTTAGAAATGAGTCTGCCGAGTTTGCATTTGGTTTAAGTAGTGTCAGTCCTTTTCCATTGTATATACAAGGTCGTTACAACAATAATACTAGTAGAGACATTGCGATAAATCCTCTAGGCGGTGCACTATATGCTGGTGGTTCAATTTATTCCAGTGCAACAATCTATAGTAATAATTTATTACTACAGGGTGATAATACCAATGCCTATGTAAGACCTATTAATGCAGGAAGTTTCCTATACTTAGGTGCTGCCAATTCAAATTATCTGTCAATAGGACCAACGGGTGTTGTCACTGCCCTAGCAACAACTGCGGCAACATCAACTGCCACAGGTGCCCTACAAGTAT